CATCTGCTGTACGAATCAATAACTAACCAAGCTGAGTTAATGCGTAATGCTAAATCAGAAATCGTTAGACAAAAGGCAGGTGAAACATTAATTAAAGAGCTTAAACCTTCTGATGACAATGTTATCAGTATACAAGTTGAGGATGGTGCTAAATCTGCTATAGCGTCTTTAAGAGAAGCTACAGAAAAATTAATTATAAAAGAACAACAAAGTATTCAAGCTGGTGTACCTATTAAAACAATTATTGAATCTAAAATAGTAAGTAAAGAAATAGAAACAGATGATATTGAAGAAGCTGAGTTTACTGAAGAAATCAGGGATAAACCTATACCAAGTAAAAGTAATACTTTTGTAGAAGTACCTGATCCTGAAGAAGACGTATGGGATATACCAAATACTGGTAAATCTTCTACACCTGATAAGCCTTGGAAATTTTAATGACAGAAGTAATAGTAGAAGAAGCTAAAAAAGATCTTGAAGAAAAGCTGAAAGAAATTGATTACTCCAAATTTTCTAAAGATTACGTACCTACTAGATTTGCTTTAAAGTTTATAGCATTTATTAAACTAGTTAACGGATCTATGGGTGAAGAAAATACTTCACCTCTGTTTCACTATGACATGTTGGACACAATAACTGAATCTAGGCAGAACTTGTTTGTCTGTTTTCGTGGTGGTGCTAAAACTTCAGTAATACATGAGTACATGTTTTTGTACATAGCTGTTTACGGTGAAGTTGACGGTTTTGGTGAAGTTGACGTAGCCATGTACGTAGCTGACACAATAGACAACGGTGTTAAGTCTATGAGGCAAAACCTGCAGTACAGATGGGACCATTCACAATTTTTACAGAAATATGTTCCTTACACAAAGTTTATAGATTCTGAATGGGAGTTTCAAAACGCTGACGGTAAAATGTTTTTCGTTAAAGGTTTTGGTGCTAACACAGGTGTTCGTGGATTTAAGAAATATGGTAAGCGTCCTACATGGCTAGGGCTAGACGATCTCATGTCAGACAAAAACGCAGAATCTGCAACTATTGTAGAAGACATTAAAAAAGTTCTGTATAGAGCAGCAAGACAGTGCTTACATCCTAAAAAACGTATGATCAATTGGACAGGTACACCGTTTAATAAGCAAGATCCTCTATACGAAGCAGCTGAGTCTAAATCATGGCTAACAAAGCTTTATCCTCTATGTGAAAAATTTCCGTGTACAGAAGAAGAATTTGTTGGTGCGTGGGAAGATAGATTTCCTTTTTCTTTTATTAACCACGAGTACCACAGTCTTAAAGAAAGTGGCGAGTTAGCTGCATTTGACCAAGAGCTTATGCTTAGAATAACAAGTGACGAAGACAGACTAGTTAACAGTGACGATTTAGTTTGGTACAGCAGAAAAGATGTTCTAAAAAACAAAGGCAACTACAACTGGTACATAACAACTGACTTTGCTACTAGTGAAGAAAAAACAGCTGACTACAGCGTAATTTCTGTGTGGGCTTATAACAATAACGGAGATTGGCTTTTAGTAGACGGTAAAATTGCACAACAACTGATGGATAAAACTTTAGCAGATCTGTTTAAGTACGTAGCTATGTACAAGCCTTTAGAAGTTGGAATTGAGGTAAGTGGTCAACAAGGTGGTTTTATAGCTTGGATTAAAGCTGAGATGATAAGAAAAAGTGTATTCTTTAATCTAGCTAAAGGTTTTGATAACGTTAAAGAAGGTATAAGACCTACTAAAAAGAAAATATCTAGATTTATGCTTTTTCTTCCTAAGATAATAGCTAAAAAAGTATTACTTCCTGAAGAAATGAAAGGATCTAAATACATGAATGAGTGTTTAGAAGAACTAAGGTTTGTTACAAAAGAAGGGTTTAAATCTAAACATGATGATGTAGCTGATACTTTTGCTATGCTATCAGAACTAAGCCCATTTGAACCTAGTGAAGAAACTAATACACAGTATGTACAAAATGAAGAAGGTACGTATGCTACCTTTCCAGACGAGGATGATTTGGATAATCTACATAACAGTACTATATTTTAGTGTATAGTATGGTAGTATAATGAAAATTTAAGGGTTAACAAATGTTAGTCAGCCAAGTAATAAGTCTAGCTAAAAGTTCAGAGCTGAGGCAGTTATCTGTAAAAGATAATGAAGAAGCAGTAATTGGATTTATAAATCTTGGTATGTTGGAACTTCATAAAAGGTTCACACTTAAAGCTGAAGAAGCTATTATTACTCTTCAAACAGGTAAAACAACGTATACTCTAGACGGTACCGACACAGATGTTAGTATAAACAATCCTGCTAATTTCCTTGTAGTTATAGAGTGTTATGACGAACAAGGAGAACTAGTTTCTGTAAATGATGAAAAAGATCCTCTAGGTATAATGACTCCCACGTATAACACAGTAGAAGTTCCTAATGTAGCACAAGATGAAAAATTAAGTATTATATATAGAGGGTCTATTCCTTTTGTTAATTACACTACTGATAGTTTAGCATTACCTCCACAACTACTAGAAGCTTTGTTGCATTACATAGGCTATAGAGGTAATTCAACTATATCTTCTGACATAAAAGCAGAAAATAATACACACTATATAAGGTTTGACCAAAGCTGTAAAAGAGTAGTAGACCAAGGTTTACTGCTTCCTGACGATATGGAATCTTATAAATTTGATCAAAGAGGTTTTGTATAATGGCTAGAAAATTTAGTTCGCTAACATCAAATAAAGTTGCTATAGACAGAGAATTGGCTACTACTGGTTATGATATTGTAAAGTCAGTAGCTGATAAACTTACAGAAATTACTAGATTAGAGTCAGAAATTGATAACATATCTGATAATGCAGAACAAACTTCTTCTAATTTAGTTGCTACTAATCAAGATACTATAGACACTGCAGCAGATTTAGTTGCTACTAATCAAGACACAATCGATACGGCTTCTGACTTAGTTGAAACAAACCAAGATACGATAGATACAGCAGCTGATGTTGTTACTACTAATAATAACGTCATACTTGTTGAAGCAGATAAAAACCAGACAGGTTTAGACAGAACAGCTGTTGCAAATGACTTAGTAAGTACTAACCAAGATACTATTGATACTGCTGCTGATGTTGTGGCAACTAACAATGATGTTGTAACAACTAATAACAACGTTATATTATCAGAAGCAGACAAAGTGCAGACAGGTTTAGATCGAATAGCTGTAGCTGCTTATCTCGTACTTACACATCAAGACACAATCGATACTGCTTTAGACTTATCAGCTACTAATGCTGATGTAGTAGCTACTAATGCTGATGTAGTAACAGCAACTTATGAACGATCATTAGCAGAAAATGCTAGAGATGCTGCAGAATTGGCTTACGATAACTTTGATGATAGGTATTTAGGAGCAAAATCTTCAGATCCTACATTAGATAATGATGGTGACGCTTTAGTTATAGGAGCACTATATTTCAATAGTGTTAGTAATAAAATGCAAGCTTACTCAGGTTCTTTATGGGGAGACATAGTTAGTGGTTATACTCAGACACAAATTGATGATAAAGATACTGCTGTATCTAATACTATTGCTCGTAATTCAACTTTGAACCAAGAAGCAGTAACTCAAGGCAAATCAGAAAGATCAGGTTTTAGTGCTGCAATATACACAGGTGATGGTGCAGATGGTCGAGCTATTAACACTGGTCTTGATATGTCCACTGGTGACTTTGGTGGGCTTGTTTGGGCTAAAAGTCGTAGTGCTGATAGTCATCACCTATTTGACACAATTAGGGGTAACTCAGTTAGATTGCGAAGTGATACAACCGACGAAGAAGGTACTGTTGCAACAACCCACCAAAGTTTCACCCCCACTGGTTTTACAGTGGGAACGTCAGATGTAATAAATGGGAACGCAGAAACTTACGCTTCATGGTCATGGCAGACAACTAAGAAAGTTACTGGTACAACTAACCGCAACAAAGCGTATACATCACACTACAACCCCGACCTTGGTTTCAGTATTGTTGGTTACGAAGGTGATGGT